AATCTGTTATTTATCGGTGCGCGACAATAGCACGGCGCATAGCACCATAAAGGCAACTGCCAACCAGGCTGTACGGTTCACGGTTTTGTCTCCCGCGCGCGCACTAACGCCTCGATTGCTAAAGTTAATTCGTCTTGCGCTTGGTGCAGCTCTTTAGTTGTTTCATCTAGTAAACGCTTTATGGCGTCTAGTTCGTGATGTAAACCCATGTTGAGTTTGCGTAGGTCTTGTAGTTGGTCGTGGCTTCCGTAGTTGCTGTTGTATCTACTCATTGTTTCCATGCCTCAATTACTTTTGATGCTTGGCCCATTGTCAAGGTTTCTAGTATTACGTCGTCGGCGCCTAGTAACAGTTGGATTGCTTCCAATGTTGCTAGGTCGTCTAATTCTCTGCCTTTAGCAAGCGCTTTAATCATGTATAACTGTTTACTACTGGCGTGTACGCCGCCCTCTTTAGGTGTACGCATAGGCGTTATGGTGGCTTCGTGGCCGTCTAACCGGGCTTCGACTTCGTTACGGCTAGCAATAGATTTAGAAACGCCGCAACCCATATAGCCCAATGCGCGCCCTAAAGCCGATGTCATACCCACCATGTATTCGCTGCGTTTCGTGTAGGGCGTTGTGCCTGGGAACGGTTCGGCTGCCGACGCTATTACTGGTAGTGGGTCTGCTATGTCGCGCCACACGGTTACGGTGCAACGTATAAACGTGCTGCCGTCGGGCATTGTTATTACTTGGTTATCGGTTTCTTGTATGCGTAAATCAGGCCAGCGCTTTAACGCTTCCGCTAATCGAGTCGGTACGTCTACGTAATTGTCAAGATTAAAAGCCATGTCGGGTTATCTTTCTGTTAGTCGGGTTTACTTACTTGTTGGCACGTTACCACACGCCTGTAGTGCGGTGCGTAAATAGTTCGTTGGTTTCGGGTAAGTCTGATAACGCCCATAATGCAGCTTGTGGCACAAAATAGCCAGGTTTAGGTACATCGGCACGCCAATAACAAGCGCGCTGTACCTCGCTGCTATCTTTCCAACCTCTAAAACTGACCTCTGTATAGTCGTTTAAAACTACGCCTAATACGTACAGGCCTGCGGGGTTGTGGGGTTGTTTTATTAGGCAACCGTTGTAACGTTCTGTTGCTTTAATTTGGTAGCCCAGTACGTCGGCTGCGAACGGGTCGTACAAGTTGTTTACTAATTCAATACCAAACCATTTAGCAAACGCGTACTCTGCAGTTATGCCGGTGTAGCCCGCTTTAGGGGTGTATGCGCTTGTAAATGTGTCGCGTGAATTGCGCGCTTTTACTTGGTGTTCGCGTTCACGGTGTAGGCGGTCACGTTCTAAACAGTCTGCCCCTGTTAGTCGAATTGTTATTCGTTCGTCTATTTGTGCCATGGTGCCGGGTCTTTCAATGGTTTACGTTTGGTGCAGGCTTTTAAATTTTTGTGGCTATATAACTTTTTTGTTGGGTTAGTTTTGTGCGGTGTTTCTTTAAGTATTTGGCCACATAGTTGGCATTTCATATGCCAATAATTACGGCCATGGCGGCGGTAATTACAGCTGCAGCGAATTTGTGTTCGTCGCTTGGGGTGCCGTTTAAATACTTTTCTTTAAGTATTGCCAGTTCGTCTAAAAGTATTGAGTGGTCAACGGGCTTAGGTGCAGGTACGTAGTTTGGTCTAAATACTTCGTCTACAAAATTTTTAAAAGTTTCTGAATACTTTTCGGTGTACATATGTCGGGTGCTTTCTGTTAGGCCTGGGTCGGGTATTGGGTATTCGGTCATGGGTTAGGCAACGCCCAAGGCCTGTACCCCGAATTATGCCATATGGCTAGTGCGGAGTTTGTGTTTATCACGGGGTCGAATAGGTCGGTACAAGTTGTTACTAATCCTTTTGCCTGTAGCCAACCGATAGGCCAATACTTGTTAGGTCGGCACCAAAAACCGTTAATTTGATACAGACCATAACTACCGCCTGCGGTGTCTTTAGCGTTGTACGCTTCCGGTTCGCACGCGCTTTCGCGGTAAATAATGCGCGCTACGGTGCCCATTTCGGTTAGTGGCCAGCCCGCTTGTTGGGCTAGTTGTAACGCATATTGGCAGGCTGTTAACGGCGCTTGAGTTGTAGTCGTTGTGTCAAGTACTGGCGCCAAACTGACCGTAACGGGGGGCGTTACAGGCAGGGCGCTAGGCGCGTTGTAAGCGTCGTAGGCGAACGCTAACCCCGCCATGCTTATAGTTACAGCCGTAAAGATTTTGGCTATTAAAAAGTTCATGCAATACCCCTTTTTTCGTCGGTCTTAAAACCGTAGTAGACGCTTAGGCGCTAGGTGGTGATACTGGCTGCAAGGTTTGTAGGTAAAGGGTTACAGGTTCGGGGATTTTGTCGCCTGGGTAATAAAACCAATGCCACGGTTCGGCGGGCATGACCTCTAATGACCAGCCGTAAGCGGGGCCGTGTTCGCACATAAACGCCCACGTTTCGCCCGCCATGTTTGCAAAATCACAAGCCAAACCTAAGTTATGGCGACTACTACCCGGTGCAGCTAGTGGCGCGTTGCCTGGGCGTAGGTAATACTTGCGGCCTTGCCATGTTCGGGTGCTAGCGCCCTCGATAGGTTGCAGCGTGTAACGCTGTTGAAACCCTGCGGTTTGTTGCGCTAATGACCTGTAGGTATCGCCTTGCGATATTGGTTTAAATTGTTTTATACCTGAAGCGAACGCGGCGGTACGTATTGCGTTGTAGGCGTTAGCGGCGCGCGGGTGTAATTTGCCGAACGGCTTTATGTCTATAAGCATATTGGCGGGTAGTTCGCCTGGGGTTATGTGCCCCAACGTGGCGGGTAGTACCAGTTTTTTTATGGGTGGTACTACTACTGGTTTAGGGGGTTGGGGTGCCATTTGTTGGGTCTGCAGGTTTACGTTTCAAACCGTTAGCTGCTACCAGGCCGCTTAGTGTGCCGGTCATAAAAACAGTGAGGGTAGATAACAAGTCGATAAATTGGGCGTCGTTTGGTGACTGTTCTAAAGGCTGCGTAACGAACAGTAGGCCATAAACAAAACCTATAACCGTTAGTGCGAACGTTACGGCAATAGTGCAGCCGACGAACACAATCATACGCGCGTGTAAGTGTTCTATTTCGGCGCGTTGCTTATCCATTGGTTACCCGTTCGCATTGTGCCATAGTTTCGCAACGTGTTAAAACGCTGTTACGTACTTTTTGTGGCGCGTTCGTTCGTTCGCGGCTGCACGATATCGGGATAAATGCAAGCATGGCGCTAAGGATTAACAACTGGTAACGGTGCATAAAAATTATCGGTTGCGTAGTCGTAGATATAACCAACTGCGGCGTATGTTTTGCCTTCAACGCCTATGTAAGTTTGAATCCATACTCCGGGGTAAAGTTCGGGATTTTCTGCCATGTATTCGGCGCTTACTACGCGTACGTCGGTTACTTCGTTTTCTTCGTCTATTTGTGCAAAATATGTTGGTTCGGTCATACCTTCCACCTTATGTAAAATATTCCGCTGCCGCCTGCGCCGCCGTCGTAGTCACCAAGTCCGCCACCTACGCCACCGTTAGCCGTGTTTGCCGCGCCTGGTGCGCCTGCGGCCGTTCCCGAACCGCCGTTACCGCCCGCGCCTTTTGTAAGTGTTGAACCACCTATAAAACTTGAAACGTCATAACCTGCGCCACCCTGTCCAGTTACGCCGCCGCTTGTATTTGCTGTTCCGACTGCGGTAGTGCCACCGCCGCCAGCTGCTAAAAAGTTGTATGTCGACGATGAAGTTCCGCCCGCAAAACCTTGCGACAATAACGCGCTACCGCCTGTAGCCGCACCTACTCCGCCGCCGCCGCCGCAACCGCCAGCGCTAAGGGTTGCACTAAAACGGCTGCCTTCGTTTCCTAATCCGCCGCCGCCGCCAATAGCCGCAATTATTCCGTTAAAACCTGTAGGCCTACCCGGTGTACCAAATTCATTATTTGATGTACCACCCGCACCGCCCGCCCCGACAATGACGGAATACGTTGTAGCGGCAAGGTAGACGGTTGCTAAAACTTTTCCGCCCGCGCCACCACCGCCGCCCGCGCCAGGATAAAAACTTGCACCGTTACAGCCCCCGCCAGCCCCCGCAAAACACAGCACTTCAAAAACGCCCGCTTTAGTTACGGTTAGTGTCGAGTCTGCCGTAGCAATAAGACCGCTATAACCTGTTGGTGGTGTTGGAAACGAACTATTTAAACCTGTAGCCGTACCGTAAACTAAACCGCCACCGCTAAAAAAAATTGCAGCACTAGCACTAGTAAAGTAAAGCGTGCCACCCCCCCATTGTGCCAACGCTAAAGAACCTGCAGTAGTTACGGTTGCGGTACCGGCTGTAATAGTGCAAGTACCCGCGCCTATGTTTTGTATCCAAACAGACTGACCAGCACTAAACAAACTTGTATTTACGGTTATCGTTGTTGACCCTGCGTTATTCATTTGTACGCGTGTACCTGCGTCAGAAGCCGCCAACGTATAACTAGCGGTTTTAGCGCTTACGGGTAAAAGGCTTATATTATTTAATTCGTCTGCGGTCAAAATCTGCGACGCGACGAACGGAAACGGGGTAACGGCCATAGTGGGTACTTTATCCTAAAACGGGTTGTGGGTCTTGTATGTCTAGTAAACCATAAATAGGGTCGTCTAGTACAAATTGGTAAACGATTACCGTATTTGCCGTATAGAACGTTACGCGGTGACCGTTAGATACGTTTACCGATATTTCTATGCCCTCTACCGATAGTTCTTGGGCTACTTCGCCGCCTGCAATGGTGTTAGTAATCGTTATGGTGTCGCCAATGTCGACTAAAGCCAAGGTTTCGCGTTGCGCGTTTGTAAGCATTAAATAATCGGTTTGTACGGCGTTAAACGTGGCTACAGGTTCACCAACTAATAGGTACTCTGCCAGGTCTAGTGCGGCTGCGTCGTTGTGTAACAGGCTGTTAGTAATGCTTGTATTTTGAATTAGGTACTTAGCCTGGCTTGCTGCGTCGTCGGCTACCTGGGGGCTTGTGGCGCCTAAGTGTTGAATACTGGCCCTGTTTACTATTAGGTCTGCGTTATAAATAATGCCCAAACTGTTATACGGTATGTTTGTTCCGTCGTCGTGAAAGTCTGCGACGCTACCCGAAAGGGTGTTACCAATGCGCGGTTGGCTAGTTATATCGCCTGTACGTGACATAAAAATACGGCCCTGTTCGGCTGCCTGTATTTGGTCTATGTACGCTTTTACGTTGGTGCCTTCGGCAACCGTGTAGGCAGCTGCCCCGCCTAATGTTTGGGTACCTGTCTCGATGTCGCGCGTTAAAGCGGGGTAAGCAACTTCGGGCAGGTCTAGCACATTAGTTAGCCGCGCGCTTGATAGTTCCTCTGTTACGTTGTATTCGCTTAACGCTGTTTGGGCTAGCAAATAGAAATCGTCGGCACAATAAACGCTAACCATGTTTTGGCCGCCCAGTTCGTAGGTGTAGTCGTATGAGACTATTTGACCTACAAACAACGTTATAAACGTGCCTAAGTTGTTATATCTGCCAAACGAAACACGGCGTAACGGTGCCAATGTGAATTGCCCTGCAGGGTCTACGTATGGGCTAGATGAATACAGCGGGTTTAGTGTGCCCCCGGCTAGGTCGTCGTTTAAGTTAAATGACATTGTGCCCGCGCTAAATTGGTCGCCTACGTCACGGCGCCCGCGTTTAATGTTTACGTTTGTTGAGTATTCAAGCATTGGCGCGAACTCTGTCGTACCGTCTAACACGTATTGGGTGCCGTCTAATACGCCGCGTGTTGCGTCGTCAAGTACGAACGCGTCAAGCATGAAACCCGTGTCTATAAACAGTTCGTAGTTACCGCTTTCAATAACTGACGTAGCCATTATGCGATAGTTATATTTGCGGGGCCTGCAGCCCTGTTAAATGCGCGGATATTGTTTACAATTTCTTCGCCTGTTTGGGCGTTAGCCATTACGCCCGCTACGTTTATGTTGTAAGTATCGCCTACAGATTGGCGCTGTATGTCTTGCGTAATGGGTGCGGCAACGGGGGCGCTAACGCTATTTGTTACGCGTGTAACTACTTCGTTTACCCGTACTGTTATGTCAACGGTGCGCGCCAGTTTGTTTGCTAACGCATCCATTTGTTTCATCATTTTCGGGGTTAGTTTGTCTATTTCGGCTTGTAGTCCGTCAACGGTTTTTTGGGCTTGGTCTACGCCTACTTGGTACCAGGCCGTAGCGGCGTTTAAACCTACCTTTTCTGCTGCCATGTTGGCGCTATCGACTAGGGCGTTAGTTTCGTCTATTGCGGTTTTGCCGCCTTTTACTAGTTCTTTTGCTATGGCCGCGCCTGCGTCGCTACCAGCTGCTAATACGGCTTTTAGGCTGTCTTGTGATAACCCAAGGTTTAACGCGTGTTGTACGTCATTTGAATAATCTTTAATGCCGTTTACTTGGTCGCGTAGTCCGTCTAAAAAGCCTTTACCGGTGTCCTTGCCTGCAGCTTTAGCGTCTTTAAAACTAAACGCGTCCATTAAGCCTTGGGCTACTGTGTCGGCGTAGTCTGTTAACGCTTTTTTGGCGTCGTTTAACGCGGTGTTAGCGTCTTTTAACGCGTCTTGTAAGCCTTCTTTAAGTGATTTGGCGTAGTCGTAGTTTGCCTTAGTTGCCGCGCCTGTACTTTTATCGACTTGGTTATATGCTTCGATACGTTCTTTAAGTTGTTCGTATGTAAGTTCAGGCCCGATAAAGCCTTTAGGCCCCATAAGTGCGCCCGTACCGGCAATAGTGCCCGCGGTAGTTAACGTTTGTTGGTTTAGTAAATCGCTTTCTTTACGTGCGGCGTTCATCTTTTTTGTGTATAAAGCAAACGCGGCTACGCCTGCAGCTACAGCAATAATTCCGATACCTGTAGCAACTTGTACGGCGGTAAACGATGTTGCCAGGGTGTAGTTAACGGCGGTTGTAATAATTGCAGCCGCTTTATATAACATCATGCCCGCTTTAGCCAAAACGATTGCGCCTGATATGGTGCCGATAACTGCAACAAACGCTATGAACGCGTCGGTGTTATTGCCAATGGCTGTAGCAAACGTAACTAAGACAGGTAACACGGCTTCGAGTATCGGTAAAAACGCTTGACCAATAGATACTTTTGCGTTGTCTACTTGGGCTTTTAGTATTCGCTGTTGGTTAGCGGCGCCTTCTGACGTGCGCGCGAAATCTCCTTGGGCGTCGCTTGTCTGTTGTAAAATTATTTGTTGAGTAGCCAATACTTTTGCCTGTGCGTCTAATGCACCTGTGCCGTCATATAGGCCCATTTTCATAGCCTGGGCTTTTACCGCTGCGTCGTTAAGTAGTACGCCAAATTTGCGTATAGGTTCGGCTTCGCCACGTAATGCGGCGCCTAATGCTAGGGCTACGTCGGCAGGGTTAGCGTTATGAAAACTTGCTAAGTCGCCTGACAGTTTTACCATTTCAATAGAAAAGTTAGATAGGTCTGCCCCGGCTAAACCTGCAGATTTACCAAACGTGCCCATTGTTGCAGCTGCGTCTAACGCGGCTTGTTTAGATAACCCCAATGCTTCGGCGGCTGTATCTGCAAACGCTTTAATTTCTGTAGACGCTTCGCCAAATATAATTCCCGATTTACTTACCGTTTCGTTAAAGTCGCTTGCGGCTTGTGCGGCTTTATAACCGCCTGTAACAATGGCACCAAACGCCAGGGCTGCAGGTACAGCCATTTTGTTTATAGCGAACGCCGCTTTATCTGACGCTTTAGTTAAATTTTGAAATTCTTTAATGGCCGCTTCGGCGCCCTTGCCATTAAACGACGTAATAATCGGTATGTTAATTGCCATAGTTAACCTCTAGTTTTCGGTTTGTCATAGCCATTACTTCAGCCACAATGTCAACTACAACGGCTTCGACTGCCGGGCGTGCTATGTCTACGGCGGGTTCGCTAGCGCGTGGATTAAATGAACCGCCTACCTCTAGGTTGCGTACAAACGCGCCACGGGTTTTAGCGCCTGCATGGTCCCAAATAGCGCCTGCAGCGTCTTTTTGTCTAAGGCTTAACAACTGGTACGGCTGCGCTTTGAAGTCGACTACCTCACCCGATTTAAACTTTACGCTTCGTTCTTTTTTGCCGCTGCGGTTGGTCATAATTTTAAACCCAGCGCTAGCCATATCGCTTGACCATTTCGTACCTTCACGGCCTTTAATAAGGTTGCCGCGCCCCATGCCGCTTAACGGTGGTTTGGTAGGGATTAAAGAACGTGCCGCTACTAAAACAGGGTCGCCCGCTTGTTTTACTTTCTTTAACATTTCTTTTGCGTATTCAGGTTCAATTTCTTTAAGGGTTGCCACCGCTTGTTTAACGCCGTAAATATCCATTGTTGTTGATATGGCCATAGCGGTTACTTTCGTTGCTTGTTGTTGTCTGATAATACAGCAACGACGGTAGCCAAATCGTCTATGTCAAAAGGTATAGACGGGGGCCACCACGAAATTGCTACCAGTAGTTCGCATAACTGGCGCGCGTGGGTGCCCCTTAGGTGGGGTTTGCGGTCTCGGTATCGACTACTTCAATGTTTGTTAAGCCTTTTACGAACGTGTCAAATTCGCTGGGTACAACAATTTTGTTTATTTTTGACGCTTCGTATGCCATAAAAGCTAAGTCCTCTACGCCAATACCTAGCGCCATGTCTGACGCTTTACGTTTAAATTTGCGTTCCCATAAAATGATTACGTAAAGGTTTGTTACCACCTCATAGGCGGTGTCGGCTGTTTCTACTTTTAGCGTAAGTTTCATTATGTGCCTTTTGTGTCGGGCCTTTTCAGGCGGTTAATTAAACTTCGAGAACGCTGTAAACCCCGCCGGTGAAAACCACCGAAATTTGCCCGAGAGTGCCTAGGGCCATTTCGTACGGCAAGGCTTCAAGATAAGCCCCAGTTAGTGTCATGGTTGGATTAGTTGCGGTGCCTGGGCTTGTTGCGCTGGCAGACCAGGAAACCGTTGTTTGAGTGCCCACCAAATTTTTTAAAGTAGCGTAGGTCTCACTAGCGCTAAATGAGAGATATAGGTCAAGCGACAACGTAGAGTTTTCTAGGCCTGCAGTATAAACGCGCGAACCTGAACCAAAGGCGGTACTTTCTAAGGCTTCAATAGTGCGCGTAAAAGTAAGGCCGTGGCATTGGTCTTGCAAAGAAACGGCGTTAACGGTGACGTTAGGCGATGATAAATAAGTACTGGTAGCCATTGGGTTTACTCCTTGTTTGTGTCTGTCTTAGTTTTAGCACCTTTTGGCGCTGTCGTGGGGGATTGAATAATAAAACCGCCTGCTACCAGCGCGTCGACATTAACGCCGTCTACTGGTTCGTATGTGTCGCCGGGTGTACCGATACGTGGGCTAAGTATTGTGTATTTCATGTTGCACCTATTCTAGGCGGTTGCCTGGGCTTGTAGGGTTATGGTCAAGTCATAGGCGGGTAGTTCGCTGCCGCCAATAATGGCAATAGTTGGGCGGCCTGCAGTTACGCCAATTTTTTTAGTTATGACCTTGCTAGCCAAGTTAAGTAGTGAACGATGCGCGTCAAG